GTTAAATCCTGCTTGAGTTCCAATTGAATCTTTTGAATAATAACTAGCAGGAAGACCGTAGTTACGCATAACATTCTGGTACTGGTCTTCTAGTGCAATATACTCAGCGGGTTTTAGTGCACCAAGTCCTGCTTTAATACGGTCTGCATTTGCGGAAAAACGTTTTTGATAAGCAGGTGTATTTTGCAATTGAATAGAAAACTCTGATGGATCAAAGGTATTATCAATCAAATAGTTTTTAATATCAGATACCAAAAATCCTAAACCATATTTATTAAACTGATCGTAAAGGGTATTGTATGCAGATATTCGGTCTGCTTTTTTTTGATCTGCAGCAGTAGTATCTAAAGGATTGCCAGTTGTAGTACCAGTTGTAGTACCAGTTGTAGTACCAGTCGAGCCACCAGTACTGGTTACTGTACCGTCTTTTGCTACAGTGACAGTTGATCCGTCACTATACTCATTGACAATTGACCCACTAGAATCTTTTGTTTGATTAACTAAAGTTTTAACAGGTCCAGCAGATCTAGCACCAGGCATAGTTCCTGGTTCTGCTCCAACTTGCACACCTGTTAAAGACTTATCAAAACCATACTGTTGTAGAAGTTCAGGAGTATTATCATAAATACTAGTAGCGTTAGCTTCTGGTGGATTTGGATTGTCTTTATTGACAAGCATAGAAGCGTAAAGATTTCTTTGGATTGCATCAAATTCTTGCTGTTGAGCATAACTCGATGATGCGTAATTAGGGCGTAATTCTTCAACGCGCTTCATTGCCTCTTGCTTTTGTGCCCAGTTTAATACTTTTCCACCACCGTAAGGTGACATACCTGCCTGTGCTAAAGAAGTATTAGCACCATATTGTTGACGGTATGCTTCTTCTTCTTTTGCTGTTGGGTTGGTATAACTAAGAGTAGTTGTGCCATCAGGATTTTTAATACTATAAACAGGACGACTTGTCTTTAGTAACTGTTCAGCAGTTTTACTTAGTCTATTAGACTCATCCATCTCTTCAGAAGTTAAGCCACCCTTAAATTCTTTACCAGCATCAGGTCCAATACCAAGGGTACCAACTCTAGATTTTTCTGCTAAATAATTTAAGCGGTTCATTACTGAGATTACATCGTTTGGGTTTACTTCAGAAGCAGAAGTAGATCTACCTATTCCTAGGTTGATTAAAAAATCAGACTCAGCTTGCTCTTTTGGCGTAAGTTTTACACCTTGTGTTGCTTTTCCTTTTAGGAACTCATACCGATTTGTATTGTAAGTTTTAGTCCATTGCAATTCTGCTGGAGAAAGCAAACCCTGTGCTGCTTTACCTTTAAGGTATTCATTATATTCTGCTGCTGCAGCACTATTCAAATTTGTTGGTGCGGTTTTGAACTTGTCTTCTAAATTAGCCATTTGTTTACCCCATAAATCCAAAGTCTTGAAGGACTTGCTTAGTAGCATTTGCTACTTCGCTGTGTGCTGCATCTGTGTACTGCCAACGATCATCTTTGCGTAACTGCTTGCGTAGTTCTGAAAGGCTTATGTTACCAGCCAAAGCGTTTTGAATGTGCTTATCTGTAACATCAATTGATGTATAAGGAACATCAAGCACATCTGCAATAGTTGCTCGGTATGGGCTAACAATATCTGTTACATCTTGACCTTGGTCAATTAACTTCTTAGCCCAGTCTGGCATAGCAGTCTTTGCATAGTTACGGATCTTTTGAGTATAGTCATTGATATCAGCACCAGTTTGAAGATCTTTAATTACTTCATCCATAGTGTCAAAGCCAAGGACCTTTGGAAGTAATGACATAGATACACCATTACGAGTTGCTGTTTGAAGTAAAGAATTGTAACTATTGGCTTGTGTACCACCAGTTTTGCCTGCTTCAAACTTACCACCCTTGAGAGCATTATCAAGGATTGTTGCATCATCAATACCTTTGAGGTAATAGTCTGCTAGTTCAGTATCAGTAAGGTTTGATCCTTGTTGTTTAAGATTTTTCTTAATGCCAATAAGCCAACTGTTAAGACGTTCTTTATAGACATCAGACTTTTGAACTTTTAATATATAACGATTACGAGCATCATCATCTAATTGAGCAAACTTAGTCTTGTTAAGAAGATCAAGTGCTTCGGTTGTTTTCTTTGCTTTGAAAAGAGCAAATACGGCATTTAATTCATCGGCATAAATAGATACTTTTTTATCAAGAAGAGCTTCACCAATACCAAAATTACCAGCACTACCCAAAGCAGCAAGAGCATCGGCATCTGTTACAGCAGTATCTGCTGCGGTTACTGGTCGCCCAGCAGGATATTTAACATCAAATGCTTCTTTTGCTTTCATACGTTGAGCGCCTGTTAATAGGTCAAGGGCTGCAAGGTCTGCATCATATGCAGTCTGTTCAGGCGTATTAGCCATTTGCGCCTCCTAATGCCTTGAACATCCAATCAGTAAAACCAACACGCTCTTGGCGTGCAACAGCTTCTGGTGCTGCTTTGCGGATAGCTTGTTCTGCTACAGCAGATGCTTTTTCTTGAGAAAAACTTGGTGTTGTTATTGACTTGCTTTCCAACTTACCGGTCTTAGCGTTCTTAACTTCTTTAGTAGTTGTAACAGTTCCAGTGTTAATCATATTAGTAATAGAATTTTGAAGATCCTTGTACCACTGAGCTTTCTTGTCTTCTTCTGTAATACCTTGACCACGAACAGTCTGAGATACATCATCAACAATCTTCTGGCGATCTGCTTCTGTGTACTGGTAGATCTGACGCTGTGGCAAGTTCTTTGCTGCATCAGTTGTATCTTGTCCAAAGCCACCAGCACGTAGCTGACTCATATAGACATATGGATCTATCTGTGCTGTTGAGGCACCAATAACTACTTGCTGCCAAGCAGACTGGACACTGCCAATGCTTTTAACAGTTTTGCCAATAAGACCATTTGCAATTAAAGCACTACGAATCTTTGCTAAGTTTTTTGGCTGACGAGCACCAAGAATTAAATCACCAATAGTTTTTGTTGTTCCATCTGATAATGGTACAAATCCCATACCTGAAACTTGCTGACCGCTTACTGGATCAACGAACGCACTTTGGAGGTCAGAACCATAAGAACCAGCACCAAAGCCAGTAGTAGTTCTTTCCTTGCTTTTTAATTCAGCTAAGTGCTGATTAGGTGTGTCTGCCATTTTATCCCAACTTCATAAATACGCTGTTGATTACTGAACTTAAACGAGGATCGCTTTCCTTCAAACGAAGAAGGTAGTTTTCCCAATTCTGGGTTTCAATAGTTGAAGGACCGCCTTGAATGTTTAGCATTGTGTACTGAGACATAATAGCTTGATGCTTGTTATAGTCGTTGATAAGCGCCTTGACTGATCGTGATTGCTCAGTATCTGGTGCAAGGTCAGAAGCAAAGATTTTTGTCAACTGGTTGAAAGCGTTCTTAGCCATTACACGGCCTTCGTTAGATGTGTAATCTGCATACCATACTGGGTACAGATTTGCCATCTTCTTCATAATGCCAGACCAACGCTGAGTTTCAACACCCTTTGAATAAGTATCGTAGTTAGCCTCTGCTTGGTTTAATGCAGCAACGTGTTGCTTAATTTCACCAGACATCAACTGATCGCCTTGTGCTACATAGAAAGCCTTGAGCATTTCTTCTGGAGTTCTACGTGTACGCAAATGCGCTTTCATTAAATCGTTATAGATTGTTAAATCTGATTCGTTCTTAATGTTATCTTGTGGTAACAAGAACATTGCACCTGTTGCTACTTGAGACTTAGAACCAAACAACTGTGGGTTTGAATCTAGGAAATCTACAGTTGACTGGATATAAGGATACTTAGCACCAGGCACGTTAGATACGCTCTTTGCTACAGTGTAAGAAATTGCTCGGTCACCGTGGTTACCAAGGAACTCAAGCATTGCATCTGCGTAGTTACCCTTTGACTTTACTAACTTCCAGAACTCGTCACGGAATCCTGCATCTTCTTGAGCAACCTGTGGTGCTAGTGGTGATGTTAGGTTAAGGAAAGTCTTGAGCAATAGCACTGAGCGTGCATTGTTCTGAATACGATCAACAAAGGCTTGACGCTCCATTGGACCAGAGTCTGGTCCTGGTACCTGATTATGGTAATAAGCTGCAGCCAAAGCTGTTGCTGTTGCATTAGCCATCTGACCTGTAAGGTCAATTGGAGTCAATGCAGCAAGTGCAGTCTTTGCCCAACTTGCAGGTACTAAAGTATCAATCACACCACGCTGGTATGAAATTTCTCCAATAGTTCCCTTGACAATTGATTGTGTTGCTGGGAACCAATCTGAAACTATATTTGCTGATATTGCAAAAATAGGTGACGCACCTGGCATTGTTAGTTCTGGAAGAACTGTTTTAAGAGAGATCAAAGAACCACGAGCACTGATAGGCAATCCTGAAACCATTGGCACGCCATAAGCTGCTAATGCACCTTGTGCTGCTTCTCCCCAGGCACCAACAAATGGAAGGTTGATGTAACGGTTTCCATTTTCATCTGATGTAACAAAAGCTGGATCATTAAGACCGTGCTCTGAAATCTGGTAGTAACGAAGCGCACGTGAGAACAATGGAGACGCAACACTTGTGTCTTTCATTGCATTGTAAGCACGCTTGAGAGCCTGCTCCTGTGCAAAGTAAAACGGTAAGAAGTTACGTGCTAGTTGTGAGAACTGGCTACGTAGCGCAGTATTGTGAATCTGTGGCAACATTGAATATGTTGCTTGAGTCTGTGCAATACGCAGGGCTTGATCTTCTAGCATTGTTCCTGCTGCTACACGTGGAGCAAGGCGAGTATAAGCGTCTGCTACGTGCATTAGGTACAAAGGTTCACGTGCTAGACCATTAACAATTGGATCAATAACTTTCTTAAATCCAAATGAAGTAATAGAATTTACAAGGTCTTTGCGTGGGATGTATTGTTCTAGTACAGGTCCAGGAACTGCTGCTGGCACTGAGCGAGGAAAACTATCTGTCAATTCTTTGACAGCATTGTAATCAGACTCAATACCCTTTGCAATGTTCTTTGCTAATCCTTCGTGGAAGGTACCATCTTTACCAACAACCATACCAAGTACTGAATCAACACGATCTTGTGCAAAGATCTTTAGATCTCCGTCGCTAGATGCGTTAGCCCAACGTGAGATTGACTTCTTTTCTTTGTCATATCCCTTGTACTTGCCAGTCATACTGTCAAGCATACGCTTGTATTCTTTGTTAATAAGGTCATCACGGAATGACATAAACTTGTCATACGCTGCCATCTTATCGATGTTGTCATCAATTTGAAACTTGTTAAGATCAATATACTTCTTAAAGTCAGCTATTAAATCAGAAGCAATGTTACGTGCTCCTACTTCTTTTGAAGCCTTATTAAGATTAGTTACAAGAGTTGGAGTGTAATAAGTGCTTGATGACTCATAAGTTGTGTACTCACCCATATCTCTAAAGATTGGTGAACTCTTCTGAATCTGGAAGTAATAATGTGCCGCACTCTTCATTCCATATGAAGTTGCTGCGTCATAACCGTGACCAGTCTGAACTGCTTCTGACAAGAAGTGACCATTATTAGTTAGAATCAAACGCTGTGCTAATTCCATTTGATCTGCTGCTGTCATCTTTGCAGCAAACTCAAGGCCACGCTTCTTAGCTTCCAAGAAAGCTGGGTATGCGTTGTTAATAGTACTTGGATCAATACCATACTTGATACCCAAAGCAGACATTGTTGCTGCAAGGATGTGACGCTTCTCCTGTGGAATTATTTCATAGTTAGCCTTAGCTGCTGCAACACCTAGCTTGGCTTGGAATGTACCCATTACGCCATAACGTGCCACAGTTGGCAATAGTTCTGCTGCTGCTACACGCAAACCAAATCCTGCTGTAGCAAGTGCTAGAGGCTTAAAAATTTTGTTGGTGTATCTGTTGGCTGTAAACTCATCTAATTTACCTACGTACTTTGAGTACTTACCAGCATCACGCATAGCAGTTTTGACTGCATAAAAGTCTGGGATGTCAAACATATCGGAAGCCTGATGGTTCCAGATAGCGCCAACCTTTGGACCTTGTGTAGTTGCGTACTGACCTAGTGGATTACCTAGAGCATCAGTACCGTAAACCTGAGATCCAACTAAAGCATCATCAATCTTATTGATTTCATCGTAAACCTTCTTAACAAGGATATTGTCATCAGGAATACCTGCTGCCTTAAATGTTTCAAACAAAGCGTGGTTCTTAATGCTACGTGCTAAACCTTTATCACCAATAGCAACTGCTTCTGCATACTTACCAGCAAGTTCCTTTGCTGCAGAGTTACCCATACCAAAGCGTGCAATACGGTAAACAACTGTTGCTGAATCATTAGCGTTCCAACGGAACTTAGTAAGAGATAACTTACCAGTTTCCTGATCTACGCTGTATGGCATATAACCAGTAAATGTCTGATAAATACGTGAGGCTTTTTGCTTTACGCTACGAGCATCGTACTCAGGGTTTTTCATACGCTGTCCTGCAGCGTCAAAGATATATCTAGGTACAGCTGCATTTTGCAACGCATCTACTACCTTAGTCTTATCTAGGCTAGCACGAAGCAAAGTACGTGAAGGCACCATTGCTTGTCCAGCGAGTGTTCCTTCTAGTTCACCAAAGTATAAAGATGTTTTTAAGAATTGATGAATCTCATCTGGGTTAGTCATCTTGCCTAAGCGACCTGCAGCAGCTGCTCCAAGTTGTGGATACTTGAGTGCAATCTCACCAGCATTTGACTTTGCAATGTCATCTAATGCACGGTTGTAAGTACGAGCAACAGAGTTAAAAACTCCGTTACCCTTTTTAAGTGCATCCATTTGCTCAGATACCAAAGGTACGCGTGAACGTTCAAAGACAAACTGACGAACGCCAGGGACTGTATCCATAATTGGATACTTCAACTGAACTTCACCGGCAGCATCTAATTTAGATAGTTTGCCAGCTTTCATCAAAGCGCCAAACTTACCAATAACCATTAAAGGATCTGTATTGATATCAAAAGCAAGATCACCAATACCGGAGATTGCCTTACCTACACCTTTATCAGTTCCGTGAAAAGATTTGTACGCTGAGTTCCAGCCAACTGCTTTAGATGATTCTGCTAGTGCATTTGAAAAGTCACGTCCTGCAGAAACTTTGTAATTCTCATCATTACTCTTTTTGAAAGAGTCGCTATAAGTTGCAGCCCAAGGACCAATAGTAGCCAATTTACGAAGGCCACCTGCTGCAATATCTGCACCAACAACCGTTCCTACTGGACCACCAAGAAATGTACCTGCAACGCCGCCACCAATAACACCTAGCGTGACTGCAAAGCCTGGAAGAAAACCGTGGTCAACATAGACAGAGTGAGTAAACTTGTAAGACTTTTGAATTTCTTTTAGTGGCTTGCCTAGCCATTCAAGTCCAGTAATTGCAGGGTTAGCAACTTTTGCCCAAAAAGAAGAACTACCTTCTTCTGCTCCGTGGTCGTTAATAGCATCTTGTACTGCTACGCCTTTTGAGGCATAGGAAAGTACTGACGACATAGCAGCAGGGTTGCCTGATTTGTAAGCATCGCTTGCAAGACCTGGGTTACTTGCTAACTGAGGTGTTACCCAGTCATCCCAAAAACTATTTTTTTGGCCCAAGTTAGAATCCTTGCTGTATGCGCTGCGCCAAATACTTCATTGTTGGAGATGCGTTTGGATTGGCAGCAAGTTGATTAAAAAGTTGATATGCGTCTTGATATTCAGCAGGAGTATTATCTCGCATCATTAATGCTTCTGATCCTGCGCCTGGGCCAATATCTACACCGTTTGTAATAGGAACATCAGGACGTGCAGTTGGATCAAATAATCCTCCAGATGCGCCTTGTGTGCCACCTTGTGCTGCATTAGCACGATCTAAGTTACGACGAAACGTTGATGGTGCTTCTGGCTGCACACCTGGAGTTGTAGCTAATGGAGCACCAGACATCTCTTGCTGCATCTGTACACCTTGACCATATTGATCTGGCTTGTATTGCAAATCTGTACGCTTGGAAAATGCACCAGGACCTGATACACCCTGCATTGGGTTCGTGCGATCTTCAATCGCCATTTGTATCCTCCTGAATAGTTTCTAAATCTTGTGCGAAGTCATCCCAAATCTTATTAACTTTGGTTTCGCGGTTTGAATGATAAATTGATAATTCCATTAAAGACTCTGCAAGGTTCGTAATCACTTGACAGATATTGTAAATAAACTCTGCAACTATAACTAACGCATCAGTAGGACGTACTGGACGTGGCACTTCATCATTACGATTGTTCACGCCCAGTACTCCTGACTAATAATTACTTAGACTTCTTAACCATCTTGCCTGGCTTTGCAGCTCCAGCAAAAGGCATCTTAACGTCGCCGCCTGTTACCTTGGCTCCTGCTCCTGATGCGCCGTGAATTGGCTTTGACATAGGTGCTGGTGCTTGTGATCCTTTATTCATATTTCACCTCCCTAGAAGTTATGCTGCGCCGCCGATTGATGCGAGCAATGATGCAATATCTGGTCTTCCTTGTGGTGGACCGCCTTGTGGACCGCCAGCAGCAGGGGCTGCACCGCCAGGTTGTTCCATACTTGGCTGCAAGGCAGAGGCGGGAGCCATACCTGCTACTGGAGGTTGCATACCCATTTCTGGATTTGCAGGCTGTGGCTCAGGCGCAAACGCCTTCTCCACAACATTTTCTATTGTCAATCCCTTTTGACGTCCCTTAATCATTTCTGCAAATGATCCTAGGATCTTAGAAGGGTCTTGTCCTTGTGCAATCATTTGTGGGATTGCTAAAGCAGTTTGTCCGATAGCTGCACGAAGAGCATCGCGCATCTCTTCGATGTCAACCTTCTGCTCTTCTTGAGTTACGTTGATCTCAATAGGAAGTTCACGGCGTACATAATCGCGTGAAATAAGTTTATCTGAGCGCATCTGTAGCAAAGCTACTGTTGCATTGTTTGGATTCATACCAGACATAATTCCGTAGCGAACATCTACAGTGTAATCACCGTTGATTGCCTTGGCTGGTACATACTTCATTGTGTAAGGAGTACCGTCATCGACGCCACGGATTTCCTTGAGCTTGTTACCAAAGATTTTTTCGTCAGTCTTAAAGCAAAGTGCAATGAGTTCAACAAACATATGTGCAAACTGTGCTTGTGCTGCCTTGATCTGTGTATCAAAACCAGCCTGTAGTGCTTGTACACCACGACCTGTAACGATAGAAGCGTCTGTGTTACCGCCGCGAGTCTCAGGGTAGCGAGCACCGGTACGTAGTTCACGCTCTAACACACCAGATTCAGCAAAGATGCCAGGTGGTAGATCTAGTGGAACACGACGGATGTTCTGTGGTTGGGATGAACGCATAATAGAATCTGGTCCAAGGGCCAGTTCTTGTACATCCTGTGGAATAGCAATAGGTGCTTGAATAGATTTCTCAGCAGCTTGAACTTGTAGCACTGCAAAGCGTGCACGAGCAAGTTGTACACCGAGCACGTCATCATACTGACCACGTGCTTCACCATCAATAGATGGGCGCATTGAAACGCGAACCATACATTCACCGATTGGGTTTGGTGTATTAGATAGAACTAGATCTTTACGCTCTGGTAAGTAGATCATATCTTGGTCTTTGTCGTGGTAACGAACTAAAGATAGATATGGAGAACCTGGTGTGTATTGGTTTCTACCTACGATATCTTCATAGAACTCTGGGTACATAGATGCCAATGTCTGTGCATCCATACCAACAATCTGTGTTAGAGATAAGCAACGACCAAAGCGGTCAATCTCTGGGTATGAACCAAATGGGTTAAGCATCTTCATAATTGGGTTGTTGTTCTCGTAATCGAGTTCAACGCGACCAATCAACATACCGTAAGTGTTGTACCAATCCGCACCTACGTACATCTGTGTACCTAGTTCAGAACGATCTACATAATAGTTTGCAATACGTGTACGAGTATCTGCTGCTTTGCGAGCAGAATCAGACACCATATTAGAAGCAGTACAGTTAAAAGATGGAAGTGGTGCCATTGATTCAGCAAGATCACGAGCAGAGACGTCGATGATATTTGCGACGAGAGGCTTTGGATATTCCTCTGAGAACATAGCAGGGTAAACCTTGCTGATGTCTCCCTGACGCACTGAAAGGACGTCACGCATACGACCATCACGCGCTGCGTATTTGGTCTGTAAACGAGATACCTTAGCGGTGACCTCTTTGATTGTTAGCAATTGTATTCCTTAAATTAGTTTGTGTAGCCGTTATTGTGCGAGCTTGGGCCATACTTCTTTTTAGCTGCCTTGTCTGCTCCAACTGCTGGACGACGTGTTGGCATTGCAGGTGACTTAGGCATAGGAGTTGTTTTTGCAGGAGCCTTTGGCTTTGCAGTTGGCTTCATTGCTGGCTTCTTAGGTGCCATAGCCATTAGTACATTAGTCCTTCGACTTTAGTAGGCCATTCAACCTTGTCAGTTGCTAGAGCCTGTGCCTTACCAGCTGAGTACTTAGCGTCAACTGATGGGTTTTGCTGTGGTGTCTTTACAGCACCCTTGTCAATGTATTCTTCTTCGCCTTCGGCGTTTGTCTTAAATCCAGGTGTGATAGCCATTAGCACTTACACGCTTTGTCTGACTTACCGCACTTACGACACTTCATAGGCTTTTTAATTGCCATTGGCTTCTTTGTTGCCATTGCTATCTCCTTAGATGAATGTTTTGTTTTGTTCTGCCAACATCTCATCGATGTTAACAACAATTCTTTTCCCTTGTTCGTGACGGGATAAGAAAGGATTCTTTAAGTGGTGCGTTGCGTACTGACCGTAGTTGAGCATCTCACGTGCTCTGATCTCACAGAACCACAGCGCCATCACCATATCGGTCTTACCTTTAGTAGTTGGCGTCCACGTTACTAACTGCTCAATCAGAGACTTAACGTTTTCTGTTTGATCGCTAGGTAGGTGGATTAAGTTATCTCTATGGTGCTTACCATCTGGTTGTTTAGTACCAAACAGAGTTGCCATAGATGCCACACCGAAACCGGTATCCCACTTGTTGGAACCGGTATGGTGCTCACGAAGGATTACACCACGTGTTGCTAGGTGCTGACGGATACCTTCGTCCTGCGTTAAGAAAGCCTGGAAAGCGTTCTTCTCAATAATCCATTCGGACGGACCGTAAAGGGAAGTCCAGTTAATAATAATGTCGCGGATCTGCTGGGGGCTGGGACGCGTAATTTTCATAACGTCCACGATGTAACGTTTACTAGTAGCGCGATCAATGGCGTAGCAAACAGCGGCGGTATCGCCGACAATTGCTGGGTCCATACCGCAGATATAAGTAAAGCCATTCAAATCTTTTGGATGACCGGGATGGCCCATCTCTAGGCGACCAGACTTACGCATACCGTCAATAGATCCACGAACACACACGGGATCAAAGGCTGCGTTTTCAGATACGTCCTGCTGTTGATAAATCAAAGCCCAGGTACTAGTATCCATAGCTTGGCGTTCGTTGTACAAGTTACGACCAGACCAACGGGGATATAACCCGTCCTCGTCTTGTTCGTTTACTTCTTGTCCATCAAAGGGAGCATCTGATTTTGGCCACAAGGTAACCCACTTGTCGGGGTCCTCATCTGGTTCAAGTAATGCTGGCATAGCCAGATAGGTCCACGGAACCAGACCGCCCGGATAGCGGTCTTCTTGTCTAAGCTCGCGGTACAGATCTACTGATGCAACGCGGGTTCCAATAATAATTAACTTACCAGTAGGGTTAAGGCGGGATCTAACATCCTGGGTCAACCACTTGATCTGTCGTTCAAAGTCATTAGCGTTAGACATTGTGACGGCGTCATCTACAATAATCATATCGGCACGCTTGCCGTAGATCTGACCGCCAATACCGACAGCTTCAATGTTTGGATCTTTTTCAGAAGATTCTCTGAGTTCATCACCAAAGGTGACACGGGTTGCTTGCCAAGAAGCGGTCTTAGAGTTAAACCCTACGCCAGCAGCATAAGCACTTTGGAGGTCTGCATACATAGGATGCGTTAGTCTTTGCTTGATGGCGTAGAGAAAGTCAGCAGCTAGTCGCTGGGTCTGGGACACAATCAAAACACGGAAGTTGGGATTGCGTGCTACCTGCCAGGTGACGTAGTCAACTGTAATGGTCATTGACTTGGCGTGGTTAGGCGGAATGTTTACAAGGATGCGGTTATTAGCCACACCCTTTTCAAACTTCATACTGGGATGTAACCAGCTTGGCTCACGACCTTCGATGACATCTACAATGTTCATCTGGTGTGGAAAGGTCCGGCTGTGGAGAAACCGTTGACGAAATTCTTGGAATGAGATGTCGTGGACATCCCCGCCTTGGAATTGCTTGTCCTTCAAACCTAAACGGGTTCGGTCAATCTTGTCTGCAAAAACTTTGTCGGTACGACGGTAGTACTCATAAGTCTTCATAGACTTACCAGCTGAGCCGCAAGCGGCGTCAATGGTCATACCTTCTGCCACGCATCCTAAGATGATGCGCTTGGCAATATCTGCTGAGTTCTCAGCCACTTAGATCTCCTAGTACCGGACGGGCCGGAATAGATTTCATTTATACTAGGGAAGTTGATTATACTGGGCATTGTCTCACTATATGAGATCTAATACTAGATAGAACTATACCATCTAAAAGCACCGCAGCGGGAGTAAACTCCCGAGCAAGCTACAGCGTAGCGAGGGGTAAAAGCCGCTTCGCCCTAGGGGGCTACGCGGAGGGTTTAACCCCGAAGCGTAGGGTCGTAAACCGTACTCTTCCCCGCTTTACTCCCCTACTATATATAAGGCAGGAAATTTTAAGCATTTCCCGCTTTTGCCTATGTGATCTACGTCTCA